CATGAGTGCTCGTTCGGGTTGTCGTACTGCATATAAATCTGAGCACACGCAACGTCATCTACCCCCGAACATTACCACGATTAAAATATGCCTAATGTAACCAACAGAGCAGAGCTTAAGCAGTATTGTCTAAGATCACTCGGTTCTCCACTGATCAACATCGACATATCCGACGAGCAGATGGAGGATCGTATCGATGAGGCTATAGCTTTCTTCCGTGAATACTACTTCGACGGAATTGAGAATATGTACCTTAAGCACATGATCACTCAAAGGGATATTGATAATCAGTTTATCCAATTGCCTGATCATATCTGGGGTGTTAATCGAATTTTCCCCTTCCCCACTTCAAGCTCAACATCTCAACTGAACATCTTTGATCTACAATATCAATTGAGAATGAATGATCTTAGGGACCTGACTTCGACTAGTATGGTTTATTACCAGCAAGTCATGAGTCATATCTCCCTAATTACATTCCTATTGAATACAGCAAAACAATTTAGGTTCAACCGATTGAACGGGAGATTACATATTGATGATCGGTGGAACTCTAATCGTGGGCTAGGGTTGAACCAATGGTTGATCTTTGATGTCTATATGGCTCTAGATCCGGCAACTAGTCCCAAGTTATGGAATGAGCGGATATTCAAAGAATACTCAACAGCTTTATTCAAGCGGCAATGGGGCAGCAATCTGTCAAAGTACCAGGGTATTACTTTACCAGGCGGTATTACATTGGACGGACAGAGGATTCTTGACGAGGGCAAACAAGAAATGGACCAGATCGAGGAACAGATTATGAACTCTCTGGCACCATTAACTTGGTTTGTGGGATAATCATGTCTCTACGATTACACCATCGGGTCTATAACAATGAGAACCTATTAATGGAATCATTGATTACTGAGGCTCTGGATATTCACTCGATTGACGCGTTCTATATTCCCCGCAAGTTTGTGGGCAAGAATGATTTATTGGGTGAGGATAGATTATCAAGATTTGAACATGCCTATCCGATTCAAGTCTATCTTGAGACAGTTGATGGTTTTCAGGGTCAGGGTGCCTTTGCGTCTAAATTTGGTCTGATGATGGAGCAGTCTGCTACGGTGACCATTGCTAGAAGAAAATGGACCCAGACTGTTGGCAGATTTGGTAATACGGTATTACCAAATAGACCAGCCGAGGGTGATCTGATTCGATTGACTCTGCCTCAGACCGGTCTATTTGAGATTATGTTCAATGATGAGCGCGCTCAGTTTTATCAGTTAGGTCAACTCTATGTCTATAAACTGACCATTGAACTGTTCAGGTACTCCAGTGAGGCTATTACAACCGGTGAAGAAACCGTGGACAGCTTCATGGAAAATAAATCAACAGATGTTACAGTTAACCCAGTTGAGGCTCCAGATCAATATGGTAACAACAGCAGACTAAGACAACGAGCAGATGATTTTATATTCGACGTCAACAATCCTTTTGGTTCAGTTTAATGTTTGAGATTCCATTCTATCATGGGCTAATCCGACAGGCAGTTGTTGGGTTTGGCGCAGTGTTCAGTCAGCTCAAGGTTATCAGAACTAACCCTAACGACCCAACACAACCACCGCAAATTGTTGCAGTACCTATAGCATATGCACCTAAGGAGAAATTCTTAGTTCGTGTGACTCAGGACCCGAATCAGGATGGATTCACTTATATCACTTTACCCAGGATGGCATTTGAAATCACTGGGTACACATATGATAGTTCCAGAATGGTATCAAGGAATAATCAAATTCAGATGAGACGGAATGATGTTATAACTGGGACATTCACTCCGGTACCATATAATCTAGATTTTACCTTGCATATTCTGACTAAAGGTACAGAGGATGGATTGGCCATTATCGAACAGATATTACCTAAATTCACTCCAGAGTACACTATAACAATTAATTCAATCCCAGAATTTGGCTTTAGACAAGATGTACCTTTAATCCTTAATGGTATATCAGTATCAGATGATTATGAGGGTGACTTTACTATTCGCAGATTGGTTACTCATACATTAAACTTTACGGCCAAGATCAATCTATTTGATCGCATTAGACAATCTGGCTTAATCAAAAATACAATTACTGATGTTAAACAGCATCAGACCCATGTTGCTACAATGGATGCAGATGGCAATATTGTAGTTGATCAATGGTTTGAAACCCCAGATCGCTCAAATCTGAATGTCAACATGTCAGGGTCGACCGGCACAACTATTAGTACAAGTGGGGTTATCTAATGTCAACTTCATTCTATCAGGCAAACCCATTATTGAAATCCGCAAGAGTTGCGGTTGAATACACAGATGAACAACTTGATGAGTATATTAAATGCAAGACTGATGTAATATATTTCATTAAAACATACTGTAAAATTGTATCACTTGATAGTGGCTTGGTTGATTTTAACTTATACCAATATCAAGAGAACTTCATTCGTACTGTGCATGAGAACAGAATGGTAATCTCTATGCAGCCGCGACAAAGCGGTAAAACTCAGACCATCGCAGCATATATCACTTGGTACCTGTTGTTCAATTCGGACAAAACTGTTGCTATTTTAGCTAATAAAGCAGCTGCTGCACGTGAAATTATGTCCAGAATTCAATTGATGATTGAGCATACTCCAAAATGGTTGCAACAGGGTATTGTAGAATGGAATAAAGGATCTATAGCATTTGAGAATAACAGTAAGGCGTTTACCGCCGCTACAAGTTCAAGTGCATGCCGAGGGAAATCGGTGAACTTATTGTATATTGATGAAGTGAGTTCAATCTCTAATAATGTAGCAAATGACTTTTTCACATCTACATATCCGGTTATATCATCAGGCAAATCATCTAAGATTATATTAACTTCTACACCTATCGGGCTTAATCATTTTTGGAAGTTTTGGACCGAGGCGGAGAATAAGATCAATGACTTTGTTCCATTTAGGGTTAATTATTGGGAGCACCCGGATCGAAATCAAGAATGGGCAGATACACAGAGAAAGTTATTAGGTGAAGTAAAATACAATCAGGAAATATGTTGTAAATTTTTGGGGAGTGCTAATACTCTAATAAATACTGATGCCATTCAACAAATGCCAGTTAAAAGACCGATTTTTAGTAAAGATGGTCTTGATGTTTACTATAGACCAGAACCCAATCATATCTATATTTTGATAGCAGATACTGCTAAGGGTATCGGTCAGGATTATTCTGCATTTCAACTAATAGATATTACTAAAGCCCCATATTTGGTTGTAGCTAAATACAGAGATAATCTAATCAGTCCTATTCTATACCCCAACATTATTCATAGAATAGCTAAAGAATACAATGATGCATTTGTTTTAATTGAGATAAATAGTAGTGAGCAAGTGGCGCATATTCTATATTCTGACCTAGAATATGAGAATATCATGATGGTTGATATGGGTAAAAGAGGACAGCAGTTATCATCTGGTTTCGGTTCAGCATCTAAGCGGCTCGGTATTCACATGGATAAACGTGTCAAGAGAATTGGATGTCAATCTATTAAGGCACTCATTGAGAATAATCAATTGATTATTCATGATTCAGATACTCTGTCTGAATTTAACACATTCGTTGAGAGACGCGGATCATTTGCTGCAGATGAAGGCGAACACGATGATCTGGTGATGCCATTGATTATCTTCGGTTGGGTAGTCACAAATGAATCATTTAAGCACATGACAGATGTGAACCTAAGAGAAGCAATGTTTAAATCCAGAATGGAATCAATTGAGGCAGATTTACTTCCAGTTGGTTTTTATTCTGATGGATCACCGGAATCAATTGATGGTTGGATCACAGTACACTAAAGACTAAATAATAATAGGCAACTAAATTAAGGAACATTAAATGGCAATTCAAGTATCACCATCAGTAGTAGTTACTGAAAGAGATTTAACAAACGTGATCCCGGCAGTATCAACCAGTGTTGGTGCTGCCGTTGTTGATGCGGCATGGGGTCCGGTGCAAGATGTAACTACAATCGACTCAGAGAATAATCTGGTCCGTAGATTCGGTCGCCCAAATTCTCAGAATGCAATCAGTTGGTTTACCGCAGCAAGTTTTCTAGCTTACACTAACAACCTGCTGGTAGT